TTATCATCTTCAAGTGACAACACATTATATACAAAATTACCAAAAGATAATATAGAATCTATAGATTTAACAGATTCTTATGTAACTATAAGAAAGATTCAAAATGTTAATATTTCCGGAAATCAGTTATCATCTGCAGTTACTGCTGGGACAAATGAGACATTTCTACCATTTTCCGATGAGAGATACTCATTAATCAGATCTGATGGTACTACAGAAATATTAACGTCAAATAATGTCAATATTACATCTGATTCATTACAGTTACAAATTAACAATCTTGGATCAAATGATACAAATGCAACATTAATAACTACTCTTAAGAAGTCTAAAATAAAATCAAAATTAAAAATAAAAAATAGAGTAAATACATTAATTATTGACAAATCAAAGTATAGTTCATCTGGAACAGGATCTGGAACATTGAATGATGGATTAATTTATGGAAATTATCCATATGGCACAAGAATTCAAGATGAAATAATTTCTTTAAATGTTCCAGATATAATTGAAATTCATTCAATTTATGAATCATCCGATATTACTGCAGCATCTGCACCAAAGGTAGTTTTATCATCATTAAATGGTCCGTCATCAAAAACATCCGATTTAATTATCGGAGAAAAATTTACAGGACAAAGTAGTGGTGCTGTTGCAATCTGCGCGGAAAAACTAACCGATTATCAGATTTCATTTGTTTCAAAAAATCAATACAATTTTAAGGAAGGTGAAACTGTAATATTTGAAGAATCTAAAGTTAGGGCAACAATTACTACATTAACTTCAACAAGTTTTGATGTATCATTTAATTATAGTTATGATAATGGACAAAATGGATCATTTTATAATTACGGAACAATTAATAGAAAATCAAATGCTTTAGAGCCATCCAAAAAATTAAAGATATACTTTTCCAATGGATATTATCAATCATCAGATTCTGGAGATGTCACTACAGTTCAGTCATATGATACATTTAACTATGGTAAAGAAATACAGAGTGTAGATAATATCAGAAATACTGATTTAATTGATATTAGACCAAGAGTTTCTAACTATAGTGTTTCTATAGGTTCAAGATCTCCATTAGAATTTTATGGAAGAACCTTCAATTCTTCTGGAAATTCTGCTGCTAACATTCTTGCATCAGATGAATCTATTGTCACAACTTTTTCATTCTATCTTGGTAGAATTGACAGAGTATACCTAACAAAGGATGGAAAATTTCAAATAAAATATGGAACACCATCAGAAAAACCTGATCTTCCCATATCTGTAGATGATGCAATGGAGATATCATCAGTAATGTTACCTCCATATTTGTATAATGTATCCCAAAGTTCTTTAAGATTTTTGGAGCATAAAAAATATAGAATGGTTGATATTAAACAACTTGAGAATAGAATAAAAAATCTGGAGTATTATACATCACTATCTTTATTAGAAACAAATACTGCAAATCTTTTTGTTTCTGATGAAAATGGATTCAATAGATTTAAATCCGGTTTCTTTGTGGATAATTTTAGTTCATTATTTCCACAAGAAAATGGAGTTGAGTATAAAAATAGTATAGATATTTCAAATAAAGAATTACGTCCAAAACATTATACAAATTCCGTTGATTTGATTGTTGGACCAGTTACTAATGTTGATCCATCAGAAGATTTGGAATTTTCAGTTATAGATGGAATCAATACAAGAAAAACTGGAGATATTATCACTCTTGATTATGCTGAAATTGAATGGTTGAAACAATCTTTTGCTACAAGATCAGAAAATGTAACTCCATTTATTATCAGTTTCTGGCAAGGTTCTATTGAGATTACTCCAGCATCTGATAGTTGGATGGATACTGTTAGAATAAATGCAAAAAGCAGTAACACTGAAGGAAATTACTCAGAGATATTATCTCTTGCATCAAGAACCATAGATATGGATTCTCAAATTGGATTCGCTCCAGTTCTTTGGGATTCTTGGGAAACTATTTGGGTTGGTAAGGATATTATTGAAACTCCAAAATATTCATCTATGATATCTGGTAGTGAGTGGGGAAGATCTGTATATGATACGCAAGTATCAACTATAGTAAGAAATCAAGTTAAAGAAGTTGTACCTCAAAAAATAGGAACAACAATTGTTTCTGATCAATTTGATAAGTCATCTATTGGTGATAAAGTTGTAAATAAAGATCTCATTTCTTATATGAGATCTAGAAATGTTCAATTTGTTGCTAAGAAATTAAAACCATTAACTAGACTTTATGCTTTCTTTGATGGAGTTAATGTAAGCAAATATTGTACTCCAAAACTATTAGAGATATCTATGATCTCTGGGGTATTTTCTGTTGGAGAAACTGTTGTTGGAACTGTAAGAAATACTGGACTTGGACCAAATATTGAACAAACAACACCAAGTATAACATTTAGAGTTGCACAATCAAATCATAAAGATGGTCCTTATAATTCAGCAACTTCAACATATCCATTTAATCCATACACAAGTCAAATACTTCAAGGAAATTATTCATCAACCTCAACTATATTAAATGTAGACACATTTTCTTTAGCAAATCAAACTCAAGGTGAGTTTAGTGGATGGGTAGAATCTAATATGATTTTAGTTGGACAAAGAAGTGGTGCTCAAGCAACAATTACAAATGTACGATTAATATCAGATTTATCATCAACTTTAACTGGATGTTTCTTTATTCCAAATCCAAATGTTCTTGAAAATCCAAGATTTGAAATTGGAAATAAAGTACTCAGTTTTATTGATAATGATATAAATGATTCAAATCTAGCAAATACAACTGCAGAAGAAGGATTTTCATCTACAGGTATTTTGGAAACAGTCCAAGATGATATAATTTCAATAAGAAATACAAGAATACAAAATAAAAAAGAATTTAATAATAAATTAGTATCAAAAACAACAGGAACGCAAATTGTTTCTGGAGCGGGAATATTAGCAAATAAATCAAATAAAGATGTTGTTGTTAGTTGGTATGATCCTATTGCACAATCGTTCTTGGTTGAAGATTCAACAGGAATCTTTTTGACAAGATGTGATATCTTCTTTAAATCAAAAGATGATATGGATATTCCAGTTACACTACAACTCAGAACAATTGAAAATGGAATTCCAACTCAAAAGATACTACCATTTTCTGAAGTTACATTAGATTCATCTGAGGTTAGTATTTCATCAAATTCTTCTGTAGCAACTTCATTTATTTTCAAATCTCCGGTATATCTGGAAGGTGGTAAAGAATATGCAATTTGCGTATCATCAAATTCTACAAAATATAGCATTTATGTATCAAGAATTGGTGAGAATGATCTACTGTCACAATCATTCATATCTAATCAACCATATCTTGGATACTTATTCAAATCACAAAATACATCTACTTGGGAAGCAAGTCAATGGGAAGATTTAAAATTTGTTCTTTATCGTGCAGATTTCATAAAATCAGGTACAGTTGAATTTTATAATCCAGAATTATCTGAAGGAAATAATCAAATTCCAGTATTGATGCCAAATTCAATTAATTTATCATCTAGAAATATTAGAGTAGGTTTGGGTACAACCATTGCAGATTCTGGATTAGCATTTGGAAATACAGTTTTACAACTTGGAACTAATGCTACTGGAAATTATGTTGGAAGTGCAGGAAGTGCAACATCATCGTTAAATGTTATCAATGCGGGTATTGGTTACACTCCATCATCAGGATCATATACTTTCAACAACGTAAATTTAACTAGTATTACAGGTTATGGCGCAAATGCAACTGCAGATATTACTATAAGTCAAGGTGTTGCAATTGCAGCAACAATTGTAGCAGGTGGTAGTGGATATCAAATTGGAGATGTTTTGGGTATAACAACAATTGGAAATAGTGGCACTGGTGGTGATGCAAAATTCTCTATTGTTTCAATTGGAAGTACTAATCAATTAATTTTGAATAATGTTCAGGGTGATTTTGTTGTTGTTGGAACCGGAAAAACACTTCAATATATTAATAGTTCTGGTATAACTACAATATTAAACTATTCCAATGGTGGAGATGTTCAAATATCAAATATCAACGCAATTAGTGATGGACTTCATATTTTAGTTGATCATAAAAATCATGGAATGTATTCAAAAGATAACTATGTGACAATTTCAAATGTTGAATCTGATGTAAAACCAACAAAACTGTCTGTTGCATATAATACAAATTCCAGTTCTAATATTTCTGTAGAAAGTACATCAAATCTATCAACTTTTGAAAATGTTGGAGTGGGAACAACCAATAAAGGATATATCTTAATTGGTGATGAAATTATTTCATATACATCAACTTCTCCAGGAGTGATTAATGGAACTATAGTTAGAGGATCAAATCCCAAAAATTATCCAGTAGGAACTCCAGTTTATAAGTATGAATTGGGAGGAGTTTCTTTAAGAAGAATTAATAAGACTCATTATTTAAATGATGTTTCTATCAGCAATCCAATAACATTAGATTCGTACAATATTAAGATTGATATGACAACGGACGGTACTGATAGAAGTACTGATAATGGATATCCCAAACTATTTTTAAATCAAACTAAATCTACTGGTGGGTTTAATATCAGAGCAACTCAGAATATACCATATGAAATTATTACTCCGGTAGTACACAATCTTACAGTTCAAGGAACTTCTTTAAGTGCTGAATTAAGATCAATTTCTGGAACTAGTATAAGTGGAAATGAATTATCTTACGTTGATAATGGATTTGAATCAATTGCATTAAATAAATCAAATTATTATAATAGTCCCAGAATTATTGCATCCAAAGTAAATGAAAGTAATAAACTTTCAACTTTACCTGGAAATAAATCACTTAATATGAGACTATCACTCAATACAATTGATACTAAATTGAGTCCAATGGTAGATACACAAAGAATCAGTACAATTTTAACATCAAATAGAATTAATAGTGTAATTACAAATTATGCTACAGATAGTAAATCAAACACTATAGATAATGATCCAACTGCATTCCAATATATTTCTAAAGAAATTATTTTAGAAAATTCAGCTTCCGCTATAAAAATAATATTAAATGCACACGTAAATCCATATTGTGATATTCGTGCATTTTATGCAGTAAGTTCTTCACAAAACTTCAATCCAATATTTATACCTTTTCCTGGATATAATAATTTAAATACACAAAAACAAATTATAAATTTTGAGAATAGTGATGGTAGTTCTGATAACTTTATTTCTCAAACAACTTCTATGGGATTTTCTCCTTCAGATATTGAATATAAAGAATATGTATTTACATCAGGCAATTTACAATCATTTAGATCATACAGAATTAAAATTATTATGACATCAACTAATCAAGTGTATGTTCCTAGAATGAAGGACTTGAAAGTAATTGCACTTGCATAATATGAATTATTTGAAAGTAGAGGGACATTCAGATTTAATGAGAGATCCAAATACAAATTCTATTGTAAATATTAATATGTCAGAATATCAAGAATACATTACAAGAAGAGATTCAAAAAGTGAAAAGAATCAAAAAATACAGAATCTTGAGTCTGATGTTGCTAGTATAAAAAATGATCTTGATGAAATAAAATCTTTACTTAGGAGTTTAGTCAATGAATCCTGATGAAATTCAGCTTGAAAATTTAACAAAAAGTTTTGAATACTTTAAAGTTTGTTCTGAAATAGATAACATATATGACATTGAAAATATTAAAAACATCGCAAAATGTTATTATAAACTTTATTTAAAGCAACAAGAGGTAGTTTCAAAATTAGCAAGTTTATAATCATAAATATTTTTAACGGATAAAAATAAATGGCGCAACCAACTACTAGACAAGAATTGATAGATTATTGTAAAAGAAAATTGGGTGCTCCAGTACTTGAGATTAATGTTGCAGATGAACAGATTGATGATCTTGTAGATGATGCAATCCAATTATTCCAAGAACGTCATTTTGATGGAGTTTATCAAACATATTTTAAATATAAGATAACTCAAAAGGATATTGATAGAGGAAGAGCCCCAGGAAATAATTCTGTCGTTGGTTTAGCATCAACTTCAGTTACAGCAAATATTGTTGGAGTAGCAAATACATTCAATTACACTGAAAATAGTAATTATTTGGAAATCCCACCATCAGTTATCGGTGTAACTAAAATTTTTCATTATGATGGGACAAATACAATTACTCACAATATGTTCAGTGTCAAATATCAATTATTTTTAAATGATATTTACTACTGGGGAACTACAGAACTTTTGAGTTATGCAATGGTCAAAACATATCTTGAGGATCTTGATTGGTTATTGACAACCCAGAAACAAATTAGGTTCAATAAAAGACAAGATAGATTGTATTTGGATATTGATTGGGGAGCTGTTTCTGTTGGAAATTATTTAATTATAGATTGTTACAGTACATTAAATCCAAATGATTATAGTAGAGTATGGAATGATTCATTTTTAAAACCATATTTAACTTCATTAATTAAAAAACAGTGGGGACAAAACTTAATTAAATTCCAAGGAGTAAAACTTCCTGGAGGGGTAGAACTTAATGGAAGACAAATGTACGATGATGCACAAAGAGAAATTGATATTATAATGGAAAAAATGTCAAGCACATATGAACTTCCACCCTTTGATATGATAGGATAATGTTAAATCCATTTTTTCTTCAAGGGTCCGAAACAGAGCAAGGTCTCGTTCAAGATTTAATCAATGAACAATTAAGAATGTATGGTGTTGATGTATATTATTTGCCTAGAAAATATATAACTGAAAAAACAATTATAAAAGAAGTTATTCAATCAACATTTGATATTAATTTTCCAATTGAAGCTTATATTGAAAATTATGAGGGATATGGTGATAATACAACCATACTTTCAAAATTTGGCATACAGGCACTAAACGAATTAAGAATTACAATTTCAAAAGAACGTTTTGAAAATTATATTACACCATTAATAAGAGATGAAGCGGATACTAAATTATCAACCAGACCAAAAGAAGGTGATTTAATATTCTTTCCACTAGGAAATCGTTTATTTGAGATTAAATTTGTAGAGCACGAACAACCATTTTATCAACTAAAAAAAACTTACGTTTATACACTAAAATGTGAGTTATTTAGATATGAAGATGAGATTATTGATACAAATATTGATGAGATTGATCAGAATTTAAAAGATCCAAGAAGTATTCCAGAACAATTTGGACCAACACAAACTTTAACTTTAGTAGGATCATCATCAACTGCTTATGCAATAGGTAATATTGTAAATGGCGGAATACGTTCAATCATTGTTTCAAATAGAGGAGGTGGATACACCAGTATTCCAAGAGTAGCAATTTCTTCTGCACCATCAGGAGGTAAAACTGGAATTGCTACAGCAATAATGATTGATGGTATTGTTGTATGTAATCAAAATGTGAATTCGGTATCAAAATCAGTACAAAGCGTAGAAATAATAAATTCTGGATATGGATATACAGTTGCTCCAAAAGTTGCATTTATTGGTGGAGGAGGTTCTGGAGCATATGCTACTGCTATAATAAACAATGGAGTAATTGGAATAATTACTGTTACTAATGGAGGATCAGGATATGTAAATCCACCAACAGTTTCATTTAGTGGATTTAATTTATCCGCAGCATCTGCAGAGGCAATTGTTAGCTCTTCTGGTACTATTACATCTATTCGTATCAAAGATGGTGGTTTTGGATATACTGGAACTACAATAAGTATATCACCACCCCCTGTTGGTGGTATTGGAACTTTCTTGTTCAATGAAGTTATAACAGGATCCTATAGTGGAACAACGGCAAGAGTAAGAAATTGGAATTATACTACAAATAAACTAGATGTATCAAATGTTTCTGGTGAATTTTCTCTTGGAGAAACTGTGGTTGGATCTTCTTCTTCTGCATCATTCAAAATAAGAATAATTGATACAAATGGATCTGATACTGGATATTCTGATAATATAGATATTCAAAGTGAAGCAAATGATATACTAGATTTTAGTGAGCGCAATCCTTTTGGTTTAATCTAATTATAAAAAAATGTTAAATAGTTAATATAAGTACACTTCTTAATAGATATGTTTGGATATTTTTATCACGAGATTCTACGAAAAACTATTATAGGATTTGGAACATTATTTAATAATATTAATATTAAACATTTTGATGATAATAATAATGTCGTTAGCGTCATAAAAGTTCCTCTTGCTTATGGACCAACACAAAAGTTTTTAGCAAGATTAGAACAGTCTCCAGATTTAAATAAACCCATTCAAATGACATTACCAAGAATGTCATTTGAATTTACCGGTTTGTCATATGATGGGTCACGAAAAGTTACATCAACTCAAACTTTTACATCACCAGATGGTGATAATATTCAAAAAACATATATGCCAGTTCCATATAATATGACTTTTGAATTGAATATTATGACAAAATTGAATGATGATATGCTTCAAATTGTAGAGCAGATTTTACCATATTTTCAACCATCATACAATTTAACTATTGAATTAGTTAAAGAAATAAAAGAGAAAAAGGATATTCCTATCATATTTGAAGGAATTAGTATGCAAGATGAGTATGAAGGAGATTTTGATAAAAGAAGAGTATTACTTTATAGTTTAAAATTTTTAGCTAAAACATATTTGTTTGGACCAACTTCATCAGTCACCAAAGATGTTGTCAAAAAAATATCTGTTGGATTTGTTGCTAGTGATGCAGGTTCCTCTGCAACTAGAGAACTTAGTTATTCTGTAGAACCAAGAGCACTTAAAAATTATACTGGAATTGTTGTTACAAATCTTACATATGATATTACTCCCACAGATACATTAATAACTGTCAATAATGCATCTTCAATTTTACAAAATACTTATATTGATATTGAAGGTGAAGAAATTTATGTAAAATCAAAAGATGACAGCACTCTTACAGTTGAGAGAGGAAGAGATTCTACAAAAGCAATTTCTCACGTATCTGGAGCAGAAATTAAATCCATCACTTCTGCAGACAATTTATTGATTCAAGATGGTGATAATTTTGGATTTTCTGGGAATACTATATAAAAAATGGCAAAAAAATTTGACAAATTAAATGATGCATTTGATATTTCTGGGGAAATAGTATCCAAAGAAATTGAAACTAATGAAGAAAAAATAGAAAAAATATCATCATCTGTTGATGATATAAAAAAGGATTATGAATATACAAGAGGAAATTTGTATTCTTTAATTGAAAAGGGTCAAGAAGCAATCAATGGCATTCTTGAACTTGCACAAGAAAGTGAAATGCCAAGAGCATATGAAGTTGCAGGTCAATTAATTAAAAATGTAGCGGATGCTACTGACAAATTAATGGAACTACAGAAAAAATTAAAAGATATTGATGAAATTAAACAAGTAAGAGGACCCACAAATGTCACAAATGCACTATTTGTTGGATCTACTGCAGAATTATCAAAATTATTAAAATCAAAATTAATTGAAGACAAAAATTCTTAAAAATAAATATATAAGGATACTAGATAAAAATGAATTGCAATCATACTGATAAAGGATCTGTTTGTTCAATACACGGAAAGAAAAAATGTCCTTCAGTAAAATCATCAAAAACTGTGAATGAGATTGCAAAAAAACATCGTCTAGAAGTTTCGTTTATAGAAAATCAACTCAAGATGGGAATTCCTATTGAGCACGAACATACTGGAGATAATAACTTAGCAAGAAATATTGCTTTGCAACATTTAGATGAAATTCCCGATTACTATACCAGACTTAAAAAAATGGAAACAACAGCAAAAAAAGAACATAAAAATTTTAAGGATGTAAAGGAAGAAATGGATGAGCAAAGATATTGTTCTCTTTGTGACAAAAGAGAATCTAGATCAGAATGTTCTTATGGAGAAAAGGCTTGGGATAAGTTTTCAGTAAAAGATCACGAATATTCTATGGCAAGGTCGGAACTTTCTACAATGGCGGATGCTATAAAGAGACTTCAGAAAAAAATGAGTAAAGGTGAAGGTAATTTGGAAGCGTGGGTACAATCAAAAATCACTAAGGCAGCAGATTATATTGATACCGCAGCAGATTATATTGCAAGTGGAGAAATGGAAGAATCATTTACAATAAATCCTGAAGCACATAAAGTTGCAGCAAAAAGAAGAAAGATTGAGGCATTAACCACATCACCAAATCCAAACGAAGCAGACGTAGCAAAAAGAAAGTTAGGAAAAACTACTACACTTCCAACAATTAAAAAAGAAGAAAAACTAGTTGCTAAAATTCTTGCAGAACTTCAAGAAGAAGATCCTTGTTGGAAAGGATATACTCAAGTTGGAATGAAAGATAAAGATGGAAAAAAAGTTCCAAACTGTGTTCCTTCCAAAGGAGTACCAAAAGCAAAGGGATATAAGAAAGAAGATGTAACAATTGAAGATGCAAATGGTAATACATTTGCAGAAGTTGTTGATATAATCAAACCAGAACTAATCAAAGGATTTAAGCAACAAGTAAGTGAAGCAACTCGTCTTCCTGCAACAACTGGCAATATTATTTCTGTAATATTAAATTGGAGAGGAAAAACCTATATTACAAAGATGTTTTTCCCACAATTAAGTATTCCATCTAGAATGGATGTTGAATATGAAATTCAAAAAGTTTATCCTGATTCTAGAATATTATCTTACAAGGTTACAGAATTTGTTCCAGGACAACCACTCATTTATGTTGACAATAAAAAGTCAAAAAATTATTTAATGAATAATAAAACAATTGGTGAAGAGACTATTGAAGAAGAAGGTCCAGTATTATCAGTTGGAAGAGGTGAAAAACTTTCAGTGGAAAGAGGTGGTGGACTTACTAAAAAAGGTAGGGATAAGTACAATCGTGCTACTGGTTCACATCTTCAAGCACCTGTAACTGGTGATGTGAAACCAGGAAGTAAAGCAGCACAACGTCGTAAAAACTTCTGTTCTCGTAGTAGAAGTTGGGATGGAGAAAGAGGATTGGCAGCAAGAAGACGTTGGAAGTGTTGATAAATTATGGCAGATGATATTTACTTAGGTAATCCTAATTTAAAAAAAGCAAATACTCATATTGAATTTACAGAAGATAATATTCTTGAGTTTATTAAATGTAAAGAAGATCCAGTATATTTCGCAGAAAATTATGTAAAAATTGTAAACGTTGATAGAGGACTAATTCCTTTTGATATGTATGAATTTCAAAAAAAATTGATAAGAAACTTTCATAATAATAGATTTAATATATGTAAAATGCCTCGTCAAACAGGTAAATCTACAACTGTGGTTTCTTATCTTTTACATTACGCAGTTTTTAATGATAGTGTAAATATTGGTATTCTTGCAAACAAGGCAGCAACTGCAAGAGAACTTCTTGAGCGTCTTCAAATTGCATATGAAAACTTACCCAAATGGATGCAACAGGGTATTCTTTCTTGGAATAAAGGAAGCTTGATGCTTGAGAATGGTTCAAAAATTATTGCAGCATCAACATCTGCATCTGCTGTTCGTGGTATGTCATTTAATATTATTTTTATGGATGAATTTGCATTCATTCCAAATCATATTGCAGATCAATTCTTTGCTTCTGTTTATCCCACAATTTCATCTGGTAAATCAACAAAGGTAATTATTGTATCCACACCTCACGGTATGAATCACTTCTACCGAATGTGGCACGATGCAGAAAGAGGAAAAAATGAATATATTCCAACAGATGTTCATTGGACTGAAGTTCCTGGCAGAGACGAAGTTTGGAAAGCACAGACAATTGCCAATACTAGTGAACAACAATTTAAGGTTGAGTTTGAATGTGAATTTCTTGGTTCTGTTGATACTCTGATTGCACCAAGTAAACTTAGAAGTTTTGTCTATGATAATCCTAAGACCCGTAGTGGTGGTTTAGATGTTTATCTGGACCCAGAAGATAAACACGATTATATTATCACTGTAGACGTTGCTAGAGGAGTTGGAAATGATTATTCTGCATTTGTAATAGTAGATATTACAATATTTCCACACGTAATTGTTGCAAAGTATAGAAATAATGAAATTAAACCAATGATATTTCCTAGTATAATTTATGAAATAGCAAAAAGTTATAACAATGCTTTTATTTTATGTGAAGTGAATGATATTGGAGATCAAGTAGCAAGTATTCTTCAATATGATCTGGAATACCAAAATATTCTTATGTGTTCAATGAGAGGTCGTGCTGGTCAAATTGTGGGACAAGGATTTTCTGGAAAGAAAACTCAACTTGGAGTAAAAATGTCCAAAACTGTAAAAAAAGTTGGATGTTTGAACTTAAAGACAATGATTGAAGAGAATAAATTATTATTCAATGATTATGAAATTATTAGCGAACTTACAACATTTATTCAAAAACATAATTCATTTGAAGCAGAAGAAGGATGTAATGATGATCTTGCAATGTGTTTAGTAATTTATGCCTGGTTAGTAGCGCAGGATTATTTTAAAGAACTTACAGATCAAGATGTAAGAAAGAAATTGTATGAGGAACAAAAAAATCAAATAGATCAAGATATGGCACCATTTGGATTTATGGATGATGGAATGGGCGATTCTAGTTTTACAGACGTTGATGGGGATAGATGGTTTGCAGATGAATATGGCGATAGATCTTTTATGTGGCAATATATGTAAATTAATAATTTAATAAATATCTTTTAGATAAACTGAGACTTTACGGAGAAAAAAATGGCGACTCCTCAATTATCTCCTGGGGTACTTACTAGGGAAGTTGATTTAACAGTTGGGAGAGCAGATAATGTAATAGA